AGCCGACCCACTTGCAGAGCTTGCCGAAAAATCCGACCTCGTCCCGGAAGAATTCTTTTGTCTCGCCGCTCATAATTTTAATTTTCGTCGCGAGAGACTCTGTTGTTTCGCCGGTAGGCTTTCTTGTTTTTGAATGAGCGTTGAAGAGGAGCCCAAGGTTCACGGACCTTCACCCCGTTCCCGGCTACTGAGAAGACTTTTCCCAGCACCGGATGAATTTCTTCGGTGATTTGAATTCGCACTTTCACGCGAGCACCTCCGGGGTGCGGAAGTCTTGCCCAGGCTCTTTGATAACCCGGACCTTGAGAGGTTTGCCGGTCTTACTGAGAGTGTCCTGGAAGTCCAGAGCCTGCTTTAACTGAGCAGCTTTCTCCTCAGCACTCCAGCCCACCCTAATGGTGTCGGTCATGAGCTTGTGCATGGACATTCCCCCATACTTCGGGTGGTCGACCTCGATTAACCAGTGCTGGTGTTCCTGTCCGTTAGAGGTGAACTTGGCCCCGGGCTCCGATTTTACAACGTGGGCGAAGGTGTCTCGCCCTTTGAAAAAATAGTTCACCCAAACGAGTTGGCCGACCTTGACCTCAGTGACTGGCTTGCTGCGTAAGGCGTTCAAGAAGTCTGCCGCCGCACGACCACGTTTTGTGTAAACTACTTTACCGCCGTGGCACTTGAAACAGACCGTGCCGGTGATTTGATTGTAAGAGTAATGGCCAGTGCCACCACATCGAGAGCAGGTGACAGTCTCGATTTTACGCTCATCTTTGCTTTCGTTCATGCCCATACCCTCGCATGGAGCGCAAAAGCTGTCAACAAATAAATCTCAGGAAACTACCGAATCTTGGCCCCGGGGTTTCCCCTGGGAAACAAAAGTGTTGACGACCCCGGGGTTTTCCTGGTATCTTAATAATGTGAAGAAGCAAAAGAACTATCCGAAAGTTACGGCTCGACCCGACCTCGCTGGGACGTATGGCTACGACCTCAAGGGCCGGTATATCGGCAAGCCGTGGAATCAGTGCTACTAAAATTATGGACAGCCCCGTCATCCTTCAAATCGCGCTCCTGGGAATTCTCCTGGAGCTAATCACATTCGCAGGCAAGGCAGCTCTCGCCGCCATCGCTGCGCGCAACGTCATAAACTTCGCACTCAAACGTCTGGGAAAGTAAGACCCTGTCCGGACGCAATCGACTGCGATTACTGTTGAGCCGCTGTGCCGGACGAGCTATATTGGAGCGTATGGTATCTTTCATCATCGGTCTTATTGTTGGGGCGATTGCTGGCGCTGTCAGCACTGCGCTGGTTCTCCGCCGTAACTCGAAAATCGTTGCCGCTGTCAATACGGCTGCGAATGAAGCCGCGACGGTAATCGACAAAGCCTCTGGTGGAAAGCTGTAACCCCATGAGCGGACTAGATTCATTGAAAGCGATTAACGCCTGGGCTTCTTCCGAAGAGTGCAAGAAGATTCAGGAGTCAGCCCGTAAGGCTGAAAAGGAACGGCAGGAGAAAGCCGTCGCCGCGTATAACGAGGGCAAAGAAGCCCAAACCCCGAAGAGGTAATTATGGACCCAGACATGCGCAGAGGCGTTGACGAACAGAAGCCCGGGAGCAAGTCCTGCCAAGCTCCGCGAGAAGCGGCTTGGGACGAGAAGACCAGCCGGACACAGCCGGTGAACCAGGAAGACCGTAAAGGCTCCAGCGGTTCTCTGACTGACGAGCCGCGAGGACGGAATAGTAACCCGTAATATGCACGGCTACTACAAAGTCCCCGGGCGACAAGTTTATTGCGGTTCATTCCGGCAGTGGCTCGCTTCTGTGATTCACTGCCATATCGTGCTCAGACTGGCTCCACCAGTTTTGCCCGAGTTGCCTTAAAATTTTTCGGGAGGCGAAAGCACAACACGTAGCCTAGAAGATACCTCCCCGATTTCTTTATGCCTTACGATATTAAAAAACTTCCATCCGGTCAGTATGCAAAGGTGAACCGCGACACCGGCAAAATCGTCAGCCGACACGCGACCCGAGAGAAAGCAATCGGCTCCGCCCTGGCGGTTATGCACGCTGAAAAAGACACCAACACTAAGGACTTTATCCACGTCGCTCATGCCTCTCACAAAGCCGCCAAGTAGGTAGACTCAAGGGGACGAAGGCGAGCTGGGTTTCAAAAACTTGGCTCGCCTTCTTGATATATGGCAAGCATCTTTACGAACAAGAACGAAGAGATTTTAATTGATGACGAGGACCTGGATTTTGTGTCTCAGTTCACTTGGTGTCTTGGTAAGACAGGCTATCCTCAAGCATATATCCCAGGCTCGAAGAAGGCTCTGGGGAAGAGCAGGTTTGTTCGACTTCACAATCTCCTCAGGGGAGCTCCCAAGGGGTTTGACGTAGCTCACGTAAACGAGAATAAACAAGATGCTCGCCAGAAAAATTTAGAGGTCCAGACGCACACCGAGAACGAACGGAAAAAGACAAGGCCTTCCAACGTAGGAATTCGTAAAGTCGGGAAGCGGTTCTGGGCTCGCATCCGACTCAGAGAGTCGGGCAACAGCAAACAGAAGGAGGTTTTTCTGGGGACGTATCCTACGTTCGACCTTGCCCTTCTGGCTCGCATCATTGGAGAAATTCGCTACTGGGGAGAGCCTACCCAGCAAATGCCGTGAATATCTCTCCCGTCCCAACTTCAACTTCTGCTCCTCTTGACTGGTATCGGCCAATGGAGAAGGTCGACGAGTTTCACCGGACTAAATGTAGAATTCGGGCGTTAATCGGTGGTCGGGGCACCGGCAAGACGACGGCTGTCGCGGTCGAGGCTGTCGGACATTGCTTCCATAATGCTGGGGCTAAAGTCTACATTCTTAGGAAGACTCAAGAAAGCAATTCCGACACCACGACTGAAAGTTTTGAAAAAATAGTTTTCCCTAAACTTGGCTCTGCTTACACGGACACGGGCGTTTCACTTTTTAAGAAAATAGACGGCGGTAAAACCTACCGTTTGCCGTCTCGCAAAGCCGTTGAACTTTTTAATACTTGGAAAGCAGTAAATCCCGCTGCACCGAAGTCGGCAATTCTTCAATGGTTCGAGCAAGTAGGGAACCGCTATTGCTCCTGGCTCCAGTTCGCCGGAGTCCCGGAAGAACGCTATGCTGCGACACGCTTTCGTGGTTATGAAGCGTCTCTTCTTATTTTTGTAGAGGCTGACCAGTTGGCGCGCTCTGATTTGGACCTTGGAGTTGCTTGTTTGCGCTGGAAAGGAGCAGACCCGGAGACGTGTGACGAAAAAGGTTACATTACCGATTCGGGAGTGATTCTCGACAGTAACCCCCCGGGTCCGAAGCATTGGCTTGCGCGTTTCGAGGAGGAAACTAAGAACGACCCAGCAGTAAAATTCTGGCACCTTGCGACTCGTGACAATGCTCATAATCTGCCGCCCAACTATGTAAGCGACCTTGAAAGACAGTATTCTAAGGACGGGGCAATGTATAAGAGAATGTTATTAGGCGAATATGCGGACGCTTTTGACGGCACTCCAGTATTCCATGAATTTTCCGAGAAGCATTCTTCGAGTGATTTGCCCTGGCCCAAGGGGGCGTATTTAATCCGGGGTTGGGATTTCGGAGCCACGAACTGTTGCGTGTGGAGTGCGTATTGGAATGACGGACAAGACGAGTATTGGTGGGATGTTTGCGAGTATTTTGCCCTTCAGTCTGACGTCGACCGGCAGTGCAAAGCAGTGGTGGAAATCACGCAGAAGGTGTTTCCGTTTTGGAACAACCGAGACGTCTGCAGCGGCGTAAAAGATTTTTGTGACCCCGCAGGAGCTGCGCGCACGGACAAGGGCTCCAGTGTGAATGTCCTCCGGACATACGGCATCTATCCCGGTTATATGCGGATGGGACTCCAAGAGTCCATAGCCGTCTACAACCGTCTACTCGAAAAGAAAGACCGCTTCGGGAACTTCATCTACCGAATTGACAAAGACTACTGTCCTATGCTTTACACCGCAAGTCTGGGAGGCTACCGCTATCCCGTCGAGGGCGAGCCTGGGTTCGGCGGGAACGAGCCTCTAAAGGGTTTGACTGGCGGGAATTTTGACCATATCGCTGACGCGAGCCGCTACGCAAAGTTCAACTGCCTGAAGATTATCCGGAGAGAGGTCGAACAAAAAGCCGGTTTAATAGGCCCCCTTGATGTCAGAGCCTTCCCAAATCGCAATAAACGCTACTATTGAGTTTGACCCTCTCCAGAAATCGCTCTATATTAAATCATGGAGCTAGGAACCAAGTCAGATTTAAGCGGACCTCTGTCTGTCACAGAGGACAAACCGAAAATTCACTATCCCTCGTTCACACTGAACGGGGACAAGCGAGAGGAATTTCTTAAGGCCTGCCCAGACGCGAAAGAGGTCGGCTACGAGCTCACCGTTCCGGTCAAGTTGCGGGTCTCCGGTAACACCGACGACAAGTATAGCAAGAGTCTGTCATTGGACGTAATACATCTTGACGACAGCAAAATCGAAGACACGGACGAAGAGGAAGGCTCACCAGAGGAGGAAGCCTCTGAGACCCCCGAAGAGGAAGCGGAGGAGCAAGGCGCTGCTGGAGACGAAGACGCCGAGGAAAAAGTTCTTGGCTACAAACGTCCCAAGGCCGAGAAACCAGCCCATGCTGCCAGCGGCAAAGACCTGATGGAGTAAAGGGATGGGAGACAAGGTCAAAAAAGAGGCGGTTTTGTATGCGTTCAATCCTGAAACGCAATACACCTGCGGCCAGTGCTTCAATAGGAAGCCCAAGACCTCTGTTTGTTCTTTGTTCGGACCCAACGACCCTATTAGCCCGAAGTCCGGGTCGTGCGGGTTTTATGTCCATGAGGACGGAGAGAAGAGCGGAATTTTTGCCCCTATTGTTGGGGTTATCGGAAAGCTCCAGTCCGGGTATGCTGAGAACGAAAACGGATTCTCGTGTAAGCGGTGCGAGTATTTCCTGGTCGGCGAAAACGATTGCATGAAAGTAGACAAGGACAGCCCCGGTTTGACTCCCGGCGAGATTCACCCGAACGCCTGTTGTAATAACTGGGAAGCGGACAGTAAGCGAGCCAAGATGTCTACCCCGGCGTTGTTGTAGTTATTGTCGAAAGCAAAAGGGAGCGAAGAAAAATCTTTAGGGTATACCAGACCCAAGTCCGAGAAACCAGCTTATCCGTCGAGCGGTAAAGACCTTTACTAAAATTTATGCCTCTCAATTATTTAGCAAGCGGAACGCAACCAGGGGGAATGCCAGCGGCTGTCCCTGGCGGCACACAGGTCTCCCCTGACATTGGCGCGATGAGCGCAATCCGTGGGCGCG